TGCGCCTTCTGCGCCTGCTATTTTGAAGCCTGTGATGATAGATGATGAGCGTGTGTATCCTATGGTTAATGGGCTAAAGGCCTACCAAACTCCCGTGCTGTACAAGAATCCAAGTGATTTAAAGCCAGTGGTGAGTATGGCGATGAAGAAGCATTGGGAGGTTACATATAACTTTCCTAGGAACGTTTTGACGTTTGAAGAGGCTATAGAGCCTCCAGCGCATTGGAAGTTGAAACCTCTTAATAGGAAGACTAGTGCTGGCTATAAGTATGCTCAGTTTGCCAACCCCCAGAATCCCGGAAAGACTTGGGCATTGGGTCATGAAGGGGATATTACATGGGATTCAGACGGAATGAAGATCCTTAGGGAAGATGTGGATCATTTGATTTACCAGGCAACCAAAGGTGTGCGCCTGCTGCATGTGTGTGTGGATTTCCTCAAGGATGAATTACGGCCTTTGAAGAAGGTTGAGTCAGTTGCAACCAGGGTTATTGCTGGCACAGAAGTGGATTACACCATTGCGTGCCGCATGTACTTCGGTGCGTTTATGGCATCCACGTTTGCTACTTACATTGAGAATGGGATGGCTCCCGGTATTAACCATTACACAGAGTGGGGCCTGTTGGCAGAGAAGCTGCTGAATGCGGGCACCAAAATGTTTGACGGAGACTTTTCTCGTTTTGATTCAAGTGAGCAACCTTATTTCCATGAGGCGATCCTGGACTACATTCAGAAGTGGTACAGGAAGGACCAAGACTGGAATGAGGAGGATGAGCTAGTTCGTGAGATACTTTGGATGGATTTGGTGCATTCGCGCCATTTAACTGGCCTGGGTAATTCTCTGGAGTACGTGGTTCAGTGGAATAAGTCTTTGCCCAGTGGACATCCATTGACTACCATTGTTAACTCCATGTATTCCTTAATATCCTTGGCGCATTGTTACGTTGCTAGGGTGCATATACGACATGTGGGATCATGCATACGTTTGCACCTTTGGTGACGATAACATAGCATCTGTGGATGATGAGATTTGTGAGCTGTTCAATCAGGTTACAGTTGCCGAATCTATGGCCGATTTAGGTCTTACATATACTTCTGGTCATAAGGACCGAGAGTTGGTGCCGTACACTGGTATTGACGATATCACTTTTCTCAAACGCTCGTTTGTAGTGGATGAGGATAGCGATTATGTTTCCCCGAATCTGGGTTGGGTTGCTCCATTGGACCCTAACAGTTTTCTGTTTGAGCCTTATTGGTACAAGAACGCCCGTGATCCTGCTGGCGATATGCAACGGCGTGTGGAACACATGCTAGGAGAGATGTCTCTGCATGGCCAGGATATGTGGGACACATATGGCGAGAAGGCCATTAAGTGGTGCCTAGACAGAGGGTTGCATTTGCAACATTATGATAGAGCCGCCTGGCG